GGGGTACTCTGCCAGCCTAGATTCTTTATATTGGTTAGCATTGCGCTGTGCTATTGATTCCGCTTCATCAATCAAGCGTTGCGCTACTTCTTCTTCGGTTAGATCCTCATAACCATTACGAGTCCATTTTTTCATGACACGATCCCATAAAGAGCAAATGTTCCTGACATAGTATTTTGGGGAGGGTAAAGTCTAATTCCTTGGCAAGCTGTTGTGCCGCCGGTTCCTGTATAAACTCCAGTAAAAATATATCCAGCCCCCCCCGGAGACGCTGTCCCTACCGAAGTCCCAGCAATCTGTTTGTTTTTTGTTGCTTCTAAAGGGTTAAATAAATATAAATATCCGGCACCAGTTATAGTCCCAGCAGAAGCAGGGCAATTAAGCGATCCAGTTGGAAATGAACTGGCTGTTGTGTTTGCACCAGTATATGTAGAGCCACCAATTCTTACAGTGCCATACTGATACGTACTGCTTGCGCTCTGGTATGCGCCATTAAATTTTAATCGTACATTCAAATCCGAAGCAACTGAACTGTTAAGTACGTCACTCCAAACAAGCATGTAGTTTTGATACGCGCTTGTAAAATAATCATCAAAATCTACATTAACAACTCCCGAAACAGTTGTTTTTGCCAGCAAAACCATCCCTACATTTCTTGAATCAAAAGAACTAGCTGTTGTTGATCCAATTTGAATTGATGTGGGCGACAAAGCAATGCCAACGTAGGCCGAACCTGCTGTGGGTGTTGTAGTTAATGCGGCGCTTGTATTTACATAATATGACGCGTCTGTAGATAACCCTGTTTGTGCGCTATTAATCCCGCCAAGTAGTGTGACGTTGCCCGACGCGCCACCAGAAATGGCCGCTTCCGTGATGCCAAAAAAATCAGCATTATTACTTGGGTATATAAGTTTATTTGTATACCCATTAACAAAGCTAGTTGCATTGTTTCTAAAGAAATAAACACTTTGGTTAGTTAAAGGGTCAAAAACAACAGAGACTCTAGTCTGTGAATCCCCTCCAGTAAAGCTAATATTATTTGAAGTTAAAACCGCAGACGTTGTTGCAACACTCACATATCTTGCTTGAACAACTGTGGTGGTTACAAAAGTAAAAATAGCTTCTTTTACTGCATAATCGTAAGCAGCAGAAAAAACACCAATACCGGATGCTGTTGAAACAAGTTGTACTCTTGTTTCAAGAGAAATTGATGTTCCAGAAACAACCCCAGCTCTTGCGTAATATGCACTATCCCTAAAGCCAAATACAACTTTTTTATACACGGGGTCATAAACAATTGCCGTATAACAACTTGCCGTCCCGTTGTCAACAACAACAGCAACACCAAAGCTAATGCTTGTGCCAGAAACCGTCCCAACAATTGCAGACACCTGTGTTGAGTTGTTGTAATGAAAAATTACAACTTTACCCTTAGATTGGTCAAAACAAGATGAGACAAAAGTGCTATATGCAGCGTACTGAACAGGCGTACCAAGGGTAATGCTTGTGCCAGAAACAGTTCCCACAACAGCAAAGCCCGCTGGGGCAGCACCGTTAGAATACGTAATGACTACTTTGTTGTTTACTGAATCAAAAGAGATTGATGTGCCAGTATTATTTTGAGACGCGCTTGTAGATATTAAAACAGGCGTTCCCAATGTAATCGTTGTCCCAGATACCGATCCAACCACCACATAGTTATTGTTGTCTGCTGATTGACGATACACAAACACAAATACGTTGTTTGTAGGGTCATAACAAACTGCCCCACTTTCAACTGAAGCGCCCGCAACAATGGTGTTTACAGCGCCGCTAACAATTGTTGTCCCTGATAACGTGCTAACAACAGCAGAACCCCCTGCCACTTGATTCCAGAAAAAAGTAACAATGTTTCCACTGTTGTCAGTTGCAGACCCATAAAAACGCCCAGCTATTGCGCTTGTAGTTACTACTTGAGGGCCATTACTTGTATTACTTGTATTTGCAGCATAAATTGCCTGAACAGTTCCATCTGCACGCAAGGCAACAGTTTGCCCACTAGATAGGTTGCCTGTTGCAACGTAAGATTTAGATGCGCCGGTGTTGCCGCCGGAAGCAGACGACCACGTTGGTGATGCGCTTGGTCCCGCTGATGTTAATACTTGTCCTGCGGTTCCGTAGCTTGGTGATGCAGCCGTACCTAGCCCGATCTTGCCGTTAACAATCGTATCGCCACCAAGGTAGTTGGCAGCAGTACCGTTCATGTATAGGTTATAGCGGTTAGCGCCGGAAGCTATGTTGCCGTAAAAACCGTAGTTGTTTGTTGCGCCGGTTAATGATGAATCAACAGAAAATCCATATTGATTGCTTACTGCTGAACCAACACCGATAGTTCCTTGTAACGCATAAAAATGTTGAAGTTGATTAAGAGTAAAAGATGTGGCAGGGGTACTAGCAGATGTAGCAAAGTACGATGCTTGTGTTGTAACATCCGATTGAACTGCGCCGATTGATGTAATGCCTCTTGATGTTGTGGAGCCAGTAATAGCTTTTCCAAGAACAAGACCCCTTCCTGCTGAGGGTGTTGATCCAATGCCAACATTACCCGCACTATCAATTCGCATACGCTCAGTCGGCGTATTAGCACCGTCAGCAGTTGTGCTGAATACTAACCTGCCTGGCATATCGTTAGTACCTGGAGTGCCGTCTACTGAGGCAGATATTGAAGCCGCTTGTATTCCTGCGATTCCATCATCACCATTCCATAAAATTGTGCCAAGGCCATCGCCACTAACTACACTGCCACCCAAAGTGCCAATTGTTGCACTTCTTGATTTTAAAAATGTGGAATATCCCGATCCAGCATCGGCACGAAAACTTCCTATGCCAAAAGCAGAAGTATTATTTGTGTTACCAAGCACTTCCATTTGAGGCAGTAGACCACCCGTAAAAGAAACAGCCAAAGTATTGCCAGCAACTACACGACCAGTAGCATCAATAACAAACGGACTAGCATCAGGATTAGTTGAATCCTCAACTAGCAACGCGTTACCTGAACCAAGCTGCGTGATGCGTAATGCTGCGTCAGTCGTCGTGCCCTCAATCACCACAGGCGCAGTAAACGTCCCTCCTGCGTTTGCGTTAGAGGCCAACAGCTTAACGGTGCCTGTATTATCTTTATAGTACAACTTACCGTCAGTAATATTAATAGCCAACTCGCCATTAACTAGATTGGTATTAACGGGGACCGCGGCCCCCGTTGTGCTGTAATAAAGACTAAGTGGTGTGTATCCTGTGGCCGCCATGTGCGTTGGCTCCTATTATCTTGTGTAGTACGAAATATTTGGCGCGAAATAGATTGGTGACCTATCGCGATCTTCATCTTCTGCTGTTACTGTTAATTCTTTTGCTTCTAACGTCAACCGCCCGATTCTTGCTTCATCAATACCCGGTAGTATCTTTGCCACCGCGGCAGAGAGTTGTTTTTGCATCGCTGGCATCCAACGGTCCGGTACAGCAATTTCGTTCGTCAGCTTGCCCACGTCCTGTGGCTGCATCTCCACAATAAACTGGAACGCCTGGAAGTAATCCTGTGGCACCGGCCATAGGTTTACGATTGGTGTAACTTGACGATCAAACCAATACTGCAACGAGCGGTTGCTCAAAAAATCTTTGTTTGGCAAGTTAAAGTAGCTGTCGCGGTTTAGTCTGGCCAAAGGGATGTCCTGCTGCACCGAAGCCAACGACAACGCACGAACGGTCACAGTTGACGCAGACGCGTTACGAAAACGCCAGAACTTGGCCAACGGCGATCCATCAATCTGTTGATAGCCCCAGCTATTAACGTCGCTGTTTGTAACAGAACCCAGGGTCTCCCAGGTAATGTCGTCAAAGCTGTACTCAATCTGCAGCGTAATGTTGCGCTCAGATGAATTAAAACCCGCACTTAAAAATCTAAAGCCGTCCTCGTAATACGCGTGTGCGGAATCACCGGCAGCAATTGGATAACTTAGGTCAATCGACGTCGTGTTAAACGCACCAAAGACGTTGTCCGTCGTCGTGCTTGGGCGTGTCAGTAGTCGGTAATTGGCGACACGAACGTCCACCGTGCCGCGTGGCATAATGTATTCACGAAGCTGT